TATGTGGACAGCCGGCAATGCCCCCGGGGGGGTTAGCCGTCACGGCGGATACGTCCTGGTAGTTCCCGGGGATGGCAGCTACTGTCACGTCGGACAGGCCATAATAGCCGGGGTCGGGTGTCACGTTCTGTTGGGCTTTGGTAGGCGTGACGGTCTTGCTCTGGAGGTTATAGTTTCCGCCACCGGACACCCCTGACACCGTGCCACTGCCGTTGTGGTAGCCTTTGGGGATGGTATATGTATCGCCCTCTTGGACAGTAGCAGATACCGCTCCTCTGTTCTCAATTCCCTCAATTTCCGTTGCCAGCTTGGTCAGATCGTCCGTGCTTGTGCCGATGCCCAGTTCAACGGCCTTTGACCTGATAGTGTTCCGCGCTGTTTGGATTCTGCTGATTTCAGTTGCTACACTCATACTTTCCCACCTTTCAAATTGTCCCTAACAGGATTTCGATATTGCCTACCGTCTCCTGCACCGCGGCTGCGGTAATGGGGAGCGTATTATCACCCTCGTCAAAGCCGTTTACTGTGTCCACAGATAACGTCCTTGTGTCTCTGTCCAGCTTTAGTCCGTGCCCGATGTTGTAGGATGTACCTCCTCCACCCTCCGGTAAAGGGATATCCGACGCCTCGTACTGGCCGCTATCCGGGTTCCAAATCTCCCAAAACCCATCCAGGCCAGGCCTCGGGGGATGCTGGTTTAGGTCTGTGATACGCTCTTCCATTTGCTCAAACTCGGAGGGCAGAGGAGGTGGGAAAGCGTCTACGGCGTTAATGGAGTCATGAACCGTTGCGTAGAATATATTACTGTGCCGCACCTGCTCCCCGAGGGTGCCTCTGACTTGCATTAAATACTGGCCGTCATCAGCCAGCATGGAGGCCGTCAGCAAGGCGGAGTACACTTGCCCGACGCGCTGGAGCTGGATAATATTCTTCTGACCGCTCTTCTCCACATCCACCTTTAAGTCCCACTCGTCTGTGAGGTCGGTGGAGATTTCGAGGGCTACAACCTCATTGTCGCCCTCAAACCCGAGGCAAAATTTAGGCGGGGTGCAGATGTACCAATTTGCCATGATGAGCATTATGTCCCGCCTCCATCCATAGCGGCCACCTTGTCCAGGAGGGCATCGATCTCCTCACCGCTGTATTTGCTGGTGTAGTATTCGGTTGGTTCTTCTGCCGCTTCTCTGGCTGATAATTTCCGCTCAAGTGCCGCTACACGCTCCTCCAGAGTCAGTTCCATTTTCTCACCTCACACAATTAGCCGACGGCCTAGCTTGTCTAGAACAACGCGACCATTTTTATCTTTCACTGGGCCGGAGACTATCTTTTGGGGAACTCCATAATACAAAATAATACATCCTTGTACGCCATTCCCTTTTTTCCCTCCGCTTCCACCCCTTATATTAGATGCGGCATAAGCGGTCGCTCGCGCAACTGCACTCAATCCATAACTAGTCGCTGTACTACCAGATCTTCTTTCCCATTTCGTTTTGGTATGTGTCGTTACTTTCAGCGCCCCACATACACCGGCTCCGCCACCACCACTTCCGCCATCTCCTCCAGATCCGTATGTAAGCCCATCTTGCCCGTCTGCGCCGTTTCCTCCAGAACCCCCTCCCAATGAAGTTGCTATAGTTTCTCCTGACGACCCGTTCGAGTCGTTAAATCTTACAATGATACTTGTGCTCCCACTAGAGTTAGTTCCATTTTCTCCATTCCCTCCAGCACCACCGCCTCCAGAATCTCCAAAGGTTACATTACCATTTACTTCCGAACTAAACCAAATTCCGCTTACATAAGATCCAGAATATGTATCTTTATCTGATCTTGTTCTACCGCTTAGACCTTGCCCTCCCTTTGCAGTACCAGCGTCTTCTCCTGGTTCTCCAGGCCCGCCTCCATCTCCTCCGTTAACTCCACCTTTACCCGGAACAGCATATGTTTCCCCTGTTATTGGATCCGTATAGCCCAATTCATTCCGATTCCCGCTAGATGACAAAAGTTCGCCAAATTTCGTAATGCTATCTTCACCATAATTTGTAGATGTTCCGCACGAGTAAGAAATCGTCTGACCGCTTTCTACATTTAGGGAGGATTGAAATATTCTTCCACCTAACCCTCCAAGCCCAGCATCTCCGCCAACTCCAGCAGATTGTGACCTAAGCGATATATTTGCCGTTGCGGACACTTCCTCGTTTTCAGATGCGTCTTTATTAGTTATGTCCATGTCATTATCGCTACGTGCCACATTACCAACAGTTCCATCTCCGCCAGGCTGTCCGTCTTGTCCTCCATCAATTAAAACTACTCTTACATATGTTGTTCCTTCCGGGACAGTCCATTCACCTGATCCGGTAAGGATCACTCTATTTTCAAGTATTTCAGTGTGTTCTATTTTCAAAGGTACATATCCAACAAGCATCTCCGAACTTGATTTTAATGTGTTTGAGATGGTAATGTCTTCTTTTTCAATGCAAGCCGTAACTGGCTCTTTGTTATATGGGTCCCACGTCAACACACGGTTCCCTGTTGATTCCCCTTTATAGACAACTGGTGCTTGGATAGATTGAGCATGCTTATAGTAATTTTTCATCCGGTCTGCGACAGCCGCAGAGTTTGTGAGCGATACCAACGTAGCATTTTCGACCTTCTTTACATTTGGCTCTTGGGCTGAAACAATATCACGTATGATTTGGCTCTTGTTGTGCGTATACTTTGTTCCAGTAAGCTTACCAGACCCAGATGTTAGTTTCGCGTAATTGGCCCCACTCTCTAAAATAGTAAAGCCAGATGCAGACAAGCCAAACACAGGATCATCAAATGTAACAATTTTCCCTTCTTCTACGGACCCTTCAAAAAGTGTGGATGACTCACCAGATTTTATATATTGGTGTTCTGTAACAATTACTTGGGTTACTTTGGCCGCGTTAGTGACGCTCGGTCCCTGATACATTCGGTCTAAACCAAGGTTCCCGCTAATTCCATCCCAAAGGGCCGCAATCCGAAGAACTCCATTTAGATCAGTTCGAATAGTTGCGCCAATTGCAAATAGAACCTGTGACAAGTTATCCCTTGCCGTAGCGATAGGTAACCAACCATACAATTTTATGTCTGCTAAATTTGTTTTTATCTCGTATGGTATTGTGCCGCATATGGAAGCAAGAAGTTCGGATGCAGTCTCTCCAGAGTAGATTCCTCCATAATGCTGATTTTCAGATAAAAGCCCAATTGCGCTTGTTGCAGATATCTTATATGTATTAGGGCCATTCCGGTCAATGGATTTCACATAAAACACACCGGTCTGAACGTCATCATAAAAATAAACAATTGGAGCGTTTCTTTCAAACTCTGTAATTGTTCTGTCCTCAGTCTCAATTACGACTGATAAGGTATTGGCTTCCAGAGAGGAAGATAGAAGAGATGTTGCAATATGAAGATTTCCGCTTTTAATTTTGTTGCCCTCAAAAACTCTGTCGCCATACACAATTTTGTTTTTGTTTGCCATCGCCTATCCTCACTTTTTACGGCTTGACCTGTGCGTCTATCGGAACAAAGCTTACCTCTATTTCTCCCCAATAATTTACGCTACCTTCTACCTTCTCCATGTCTTGAGATGCGCTAGTATAATACGCCTCGTAGGAGATGGTTGTCTGTCCGTCCGCAGCCTCCAACATAACGCTATCATCGACTGAGTGTTGGTACAGATAGTCCCAAAAGGTATCCAGCCCTTCGTAATTGTCTCCTCTGCGAAACACTGTAATCTTATGTCCAAGATAGGTTCCAATAACATCACGTATCATTCGACCGGAAAGCACTCGTCCAGCATTATCTCCATCTAGTACATTGAAACTTCGATTATAAGTCGAAATTGCAACATCTGCGTCAAACTCAATGCCGTTCAATTTGATATAGCTCATTTAGCCCTCCACCAAATTTACGCCGATACGCTGAACTTCGCTCTGAGTTGCTTGATAAGATACGCGACCAAGCACCTGCTTGTCGATTTCCAAGATAGCTATATTGGAGCCGCCACCACCATATCGCTGCATCCCACGGGCAACAGCGGCTTCAATCTCAGATGTTGGAGCCTCTATATTTGTCCCGCTCTTTTGATCTCCCAGTACGGCGAGGAACTCTTTGTTAGGCGGTATGACCGCGCCTTTTGCAAGGGCAGGAACGTCATCAATTGAAAGCCTTGGTACTGACATTCGGCCTAAGCCTGATCTAGCTGAATAAGAACTCCCCTTCGTGCTGCCACTTCCAAGCTTAAGCGCTGTACCACCACCTAAAAGTGCAATCCCGGCCAATATGAATAGAGGGTTTAATGTCATTGCACCAATAGCAACTAATGCAATCCCAGCAAGCAGCATTGCTGTAGATACCCACCCAGCCACCTCTTCAAGATGCAATGTTTCTACCCAACTACGAAACGTCCCGCTTTCATTCCCAACGACAAATCCAGCAATAAGGAGTGCGCATCCACCTAGAAACATAAGAATGTTCATAGTCATTAGACCGATTGCAACAAGCCCAATTCCTACAAGCAAAATTGCAATCGTTACATACTCCATTACTTTTTCAAGGCCTAATGTTTCAACCCAATCCTGCAAATGATCATCATTTATTGCGGCAACAATTCCGAGGCCGAGCACCACTGCACCAGCAATTAGCAAAATAAGATTTCCAGTAGCGGCCGCAATAGCTACCATTACGATGCCTACCAAAAGTATGGCGACAGATACCCATTGAACAACGGTTGTAAGTTTCAGTTTTTCCCACCATGCCATCAGTGTCTGTTCTCCAATTACTTCTGCTGTCACCCCTGCTCCTAGAAGAACTGCTCCAGCAATAACCATAAAGATATTCCCCATTGCCGCTCCAATACAGATGAGGGCAAATCCAGCTATTTGCATTGCAGCTGTTACATAGTCAAACGCGGAATCAAGTCCCAGCGTCTTTGCCCAAGATTCAAAAACTCCACTCTCACTCCCTACAAAAACGCCAGTTGCAATCAAAGCGATACCAGATATAACCATAAGAATATTCCCTAGTCCTGCGCCAATACAAATAAGGGCAAATCCAGCTATCAATAGAGCGGCAGTTATAAACTGGGCTGCTCTAGAAAGTCCAAGCGCTTCCGCCCAATCTTGCATCATTCCGCTTTGATATGCATAAGCCACAGCAACTCCGATCAAAGCTAGTCCAGCCACAACAAGTAAAATATTTACAGTTGAAGCTCCAATAGCAACCATGGCGATGCCGCCGAGTATAATTGCCAATAACACAAACTCTTGCACACTATTTAAACCAAGTGCATCAACCCAAGACTGTAATTGTTCATTTTCTCCAGAGAAATCAATGCCAGCTCCAAGTAAAAGTAACCCAGAAAGAACCAGAACTAAACTCCCTATAGATGCTCCTATAGCTACAAGTGCAATACCACCTAGCATTAATGCAATTGGCACCCAAGCAGATACACTCGCCATCATTTCTTGGAGCCATCCGCTATTCATACCTTCTTGAAAGGCAGAAAAATCTGGCCCAATATCTTGATTAGAAGATTCACTTTTATTTCTGCTCCCCGAAAGCTGGTTGATTTCATCAAAAGAAGCGAGCGATTTCCCGGCCTCCTCAGCCGCTTCACCCGTTTTTTCAAGTGCTTCTGTTTCCTCATACAGATTTTCAGCGGAGTCCGCAGCTTTCTCTGCTGTTGTACCAAACAGCGCAGCAGTAATCCGGGCGGCCATTGAAATTATACGGGCCAACATATCGACAAAATTTGTAAATGCTGGTATAATGACCTCAATCATCGGTTGAGCGAGCGTCAGGAGAGCCCCTTTTAGGCGTGCAATAGACGCTCTAGCCTCGTCATTTGTTTTGATGACTTTCCCCATCCATTCACGGAACTTCGCAAGAGCTTGTGTAATGACCGTGAATACAAGCGCGCTTCTGATAACTTCACGCATACGAGAAGAAAACTTGCTTGCGCTCTTTTGCGCTCTATCTACTGATTTTGCCATTTTGGCGGCGGCAGGGCCGGACTTTGCCATGTTCTGCTGGAGCCCTCCGGCTTCCTCTTTTGCCAGGTTCAACTTTCCTTCTAAGCCAGAAATTTTGGAATCATAATCTGAAAGCGCTTTTTCAGCCTGCCTCCACTCTTTCTCAATTGCGTCAACCTTTTCTTGTTGCTTTTTCAATTTGGAATCGACCATAGGCCTATCAGAATAGGCACGCATATAGTCATCAGCGGACGAACCAGCTTTCATGGCGACATTGATAGCATTCTGTTCGTCCTGGAGCATGGATAACTGCTTCCTGGCCTCCTCCAACTCCGCATTTACAACGTTGAGGTTTTCTACTAAAGGAAACCTCCCCTGCTTTTTGGACGTAAGTTGATCTTCAAGCGATTGGATTTTCTTAGCAAGCTGATTCAGCTCTTTTTGTGCTTTCTTATTGTCAATATTGGTTTCAATGACGATGGAGCCGTCAGCGGCCACATTAAACACCACCTTGAGGGGAGAGATTTACATTGGAAGGGTACAAAGAAATCATTATTACAAGAGAAAAATCGCCGTGGGGATGTGCTGTCGACTTCACGGTACTTTTGGATGACAAAGTGGTTGGGATTTTAAGAAACGGCACAACCGTTTCTGCATACGCTCAAGATGGACCCCATACGCTTTCGTTCCAAAAGGGGCGTAAAATCGACTGCTCAATTTCAATCCTCGTATCGCCGGATGACACTGCAAAAGTTGTAAACACAGCAATATCTGGATCACACCTCGTAGTTGAGAGTGAATCCGCAACAAACACACCAGAAACCGCTGTTTTCGATAGCGAGAACGCCCCGGGAAAAAGAAGCAGAAAAATTAAGGGAAATGTTGCCTTTGCAGCTGTGATTGTCGTTGCTATTATTGCCGCTGTATCTCTTACTTTTGGGGGCCGCTCTGATAGTCCGTCAAACGATGGCTATAGTCCAAGCCAATCAACTACTACGACCACGCAGGCATCCGATAATTTAGCGCAGAACATCCAGCCGGAGGAAATTACCATCTCCGCCAACAGCTTGTGGGCGGCATATAAGGAGAATGCAGTGAATGCCGATGCGCTGTATAAGGATAAAATCTTGGTTGTGACTGGCACAATTCAAAACATCGGGCAGGATGTTTTAACAAAAGCACCTTGCATTTCGCTCGAAACAAATGACGGTTATGGCCTTTATCCCATACAATGCTTCTTCCCGAAGGATGGAGACCAAACGGATTTGATTGCACAGCTAAAGGATGGAGACTACATCACTATCGCTGGTGAGTGCGATGGAATCCCTCTTGCTCAAGTTCAGTTGACAAAATGCACGATACGATAATCATAGCCGCCCCTCCGGGGGCGGTTTCATTTTGCGCCCGTCCAGAGGTTGACGAGGTCATTCTCCGCCTCGCTGTATGTCTGCTTGATGTCGATAATGTCACGGTTCTTTCGGTAGAACTCCCTGTCAGACTTGTCCAACGGCTTGCCCTTTGCCTTCTTGTCGCGGATGCGGACGATCTGGGCAAAGAGGCAGTCCCCTATTTCCGCATAGGCCGCGAGGATAGTCCACCAGTGGATGCCGCCCGTGTTGGTTTCGATGTCGTAGTCCACAGCGCGGGCTTCATAGCCCAGCACACGGTTGATAGGGGCAATGATGCGGGGGAAGTCCATAGGCCAGTCCACAAGGTGGGGGCCTTTCTGCTTCCGTGGCTCCTCGCCGCCGTTGATGAATCGAAAAACCTCTTTTATGGCCGCGTCATAGTCGGTCAGCTCGTCAAAATCCACATAGAAGATTTGGAGCACGTCAAGGGCCCGGTCTTCCTCGCTGGAATCGGGGTCGTTCATGGCCTCGAAAATGTCGAGGATAACCCGATAATCATAGCGGATAGCAAACTCCTGCCCGTCTATATCCACGCTTTTTGGAAGTCCATAGCTCATGGCGTGCTCCTTTGGTTACTTCTTCTGATACTTCTGGTATTTCGCTGTGTACTTGCTGATGCGCGGGTTAGTAAGCTTCTGCTCTCTGGTGAAAGTGGTATCAATCTCATCCATGACCGCCATCATCAAGTTGCACCAGACAGGGAGGCCGTTGGCAATGGCATAGACATTCATGCCGCCGAAGACAGACTCGCTCACAGGGGCCTCGAACACGCCGTCAATAATGCCGCGCATTTCAGCGTCCCGCTCTTTGGCAAACTCGAAGATTTCCTTCTTGTCCACCATCTTCTCGATCTGTGCTTTGTAGCTCTCCTGCTTCTTGTCCAGATCCTCAAAAGCGGAGTACAGCCGCTCAACGAAGTTGCTGTCAGTGGGGTTGAACGACACCTCGCACTTGCCATTCAAAGAATATGTAACAAGGCCGGAGTCAAAATTCAGTTCCTTCATAAGTTAAACCTCCACGGTTCCCGGTGTGAATTTCACAGTTCCATCACTAATCGATGCTGTACCAACAGTTCTAGTGCCGCCATATGTAACATCAATTGGCATCCCAATTGTGCCACCGCCTTCACCACCGAGCCCGGACGGCAAAATAGAGCATGAGGAGTATCTTTCAGCAAATACCGCTGTTCCGGCCGTCCCCGCATACAGATGGACAATAAGCATATCTTGATTCATCAAAGCGTTCACGTTCTGATCTTTGATAGCAAGGTTCCAGATTTTTTCCTGTGCTGCGTCATCTGCATCCAACTCACATGGGTCAAAGGTTTGTGTAATGGTTGGTTTCTTCCCGTTGGTATAGGTATTTCCAAAAATATCAACTTTGGTTTCTGTTTGCCAGTCGTATTCGGCTGAACTGTCCTCTACACGCTTACCGATTGGAGACCACGTAGGCGTAGAGCTCTCTCCAGTGTTTAGGTAAGCAATTAACATTTCACGGCCTACGGTCTGGCCCGGCGTAGTATTAAAAGTCAAATCAGACTCAGGCATTGTTTTTCTCCTTTCAAACGCCAACTTCATATGTCAGTTTCATCAAAATCTGGTAGTCTTCATAACCGTCCTCATAAGCGGCAAATTTAGAGGATTGTGTGGTGGGCTCAACTCGGAGCGCCCGAATCTCGTCTCCCAAATCAGGAAGATTTTTTCTTGCCCAGTCACCGAAGTGGTTCAGTAGCTCGTCAGCCTCCAGGCGCTTGTCGTTGCTGCGCCCAGGCTTAATACGATAAATTAGTTTGAATTGGTACTCCGCCTGATAGCCGCCCAGGATGAACCGCTTTGTGATATAGGTCCCCTGGATGGTAGACAATGCCATACCGGTCTCGTCTCCCTGGTCAGCGGACAGAAACTCATATTTAATGATGTCCACCGGCTTTTCCGGGAAGGTATTGGCCCACACCAGCATGGAGCGGAAGATTTTATCCACTTCTTCTGTCGCCGCCAGCATGCGGGGTTTCTCTTTTTTCTCAGAGTTCACGTTTCACCGCCTTATCCGCCGTCCGAATCCAGTTATCCAAATTCTCGGCCTTGCTGGCTTCGAACCAATGGGATTGTGCCTGCGCATGTGATGCTGTATTAAATACAAGGTTTTTGTCAGTCAAGACCTTTGTTGTGCCCTTTGATGCATAACTGCTACCTGTAGCCGGGTCTACCATTAGTTTTCCAAAATATAAGTAGCGTGCATATGGGCCTGGGTAAATCACTTCTGAACCATCTACCCGCGTCCGTTTGTCCAATGATCCGGTAAGCATCGGAACATATGGTGATGTGTCCTTCCGCACCTGGAGTGCCACAGTATGCTCCGCTTTGGTGCACTCCTCATCCAACTTGCCCCTGATTGCCTCCAGCCCTTCGGCGCGGAAACTGAATTTCAGCATTAAACCCCACCAACTTCCCAGTGAGCCATTTCACCGCCGAAGTCCTTTTCATCGACTTTAGTAATATCGTACACACCGTCGTAGTCGGCCTCTATGGTCTGTACCGTCCATTCCGGGTGTATAGCCTCACCCTTGATGAAAAAACTATCACGGGCCACAGAGAGCGTCCATAGGTCGCTTTTATCATCTGCTTTCCAGAACTCGACTGGCCCGACATACCTTCTTTGGATGCCTGTCACACCGTCCAACGCCTCAACCGAAAATGGAATGTACAGGTTGACTGCATCCGCGCTTTCCAGCCCGCTCTTGGTTACATTGGAACCCTTAGAGGCATCCAGAAGGACTCCCCGTAGGACAGTGATGTGGTTCACTGTGGTCTCCTCAAAGGTGGAATGGTCCGTCTCAACGTAGGTGTTATAGACCGTCACAACATGGGGGAACATGTCCATAGCCGCACCCCCTTCCACGGTATAGAAGGCCCGTACCGACCAAATACTGCGCTGCAACAGATGCAAGATGTGTTTGTGCCGACTGCGCCGCTGTCGCGGCCTGCTGGGCACTTTCACCGCCGCTTCGGTAGGTCTTGGACCAGCTACCCACACTCTGGCTTTGCAACTCTCCAGTCTCTCCAGCATTTGCGGAGTTTTTAAGGGCATTCAGGGCCGATTGCTGGGCAAGGTCGATGCTCTGGTACTGTTCTGCCACGGCGCAGCAAGCCATCTTTACTGCGTCCAGCTCTTTGTTTTGAGCCGCCCGGCCCTGCGTGTAGTAGTCCAGAAAGGAACTTGCACGCAGGGACAAACGAGGGAAGTCAGCCATTTGGATAGCCGTGCCTAGATACGCAGCAGTGTAATACTCATAATCTGCGTAAGCCATCAGGCCGCCCCCTTACTTCTTCGCACGGGCTTTCGTCTTAGCCTGCGGCTCAAACGTCGCCCCAGTGAAACTAAATTTCACTACGCTGGAATCATCAACAAGCACCTCGAAGGTATCATCCTTGGTCACCCGGAAGACAATGTCCGCGTCAAACAGGATGTCTTCCTTTGTAGGAGAGCCATTTTTCTTGAAGGTCATCTTTGTCCCGGTCTTTGTCAGGTGAAATGGGAAATAATACCCGCTCTGCTCGTCCGGGGCGTCGCTGAACTCGGTGTAGTTGGTCACATAATGAAATGTGCTCGTTACAGCGCCACTCTCATAAACCTTCAGGTCATCACCCACAAGCTCGGAAACCTGTTTCCCCAATAGGGCCTGACCGCTGGGGAATAGCGTTAAAGTGTCAGACCCTATTAACCCCCCGCCGGTGCGTAAACAGCAAAAGGGAAGGCGTTCTCATTGCCGACGTTGAAGGCGTTGATGGGGTTGGGAATCTCCCAGCCCAGCCGCATGACGGCGCGGAGGGCCACCATGTCGTTCTGCATCAGGTTATAAAGGATATTGCCAGTGGTGGGATCTTGCACCACGCCGCTATCGAAAATCTTAAAGGTCATGTCCTGTCGGATGGCATAGACCAACTGGCTCCAGTCACCCACGATAGCCAAAGATTCATCCGGGTCGTAAGCGCCGTTCACGGGGAAGTACATGCTCATGCCGTCCAGCGCGTAGCGGGTATCTCCCTGCATATCGGTCTTGAAAATGGGCTGGCCGTTCTTGTCCACAAGGCCGCGCAGCTTGGCGCGCATCTGAATGGCAGCCATCACGCCGTTGGGGATATAACCGCTCTCCTCCACCTTGGCAATCACGCCACCCTCACCCATGATGTCCTTGAAAATATCGCTGGTAGCGGTCACAACAGCGCTCGCGGTAGTGGCCGAAGGGACAAGGCCATCACGCCAAGAAGTCGGCTTGTCCGTGCCGTACAGAATAGCGGCGTCGATGACCTTTCCGAATGCCTCCTGAAGACGGGGCCGCACCTCGCCCCAGATGTCATAGTCGCTGTCGTCCAGAACGGCCTCGGGGATGGGGACGATAACCGCAATTTCTTCGGCATAGATTTTCTTCTTGTCCCACGCCATATTTGTGGTCTTCTTCAGTGAAGCCTTGGAGTCGGATGCGCCGGTGGTTGCCTCGCCGTTGACAAAGTAGGCGGTGGGTAGAGCGTCCAGCACATTGAGTGTCTGCGTCTTGCTGGTCATGTTGGGCAGCCGACGAGCCATCCGCAGCACAGCGGACTCCGTTACGGCCCCCTGGATAATTTCACGGGTTACGGGCTCAGGGATAAGCCCAGAAAGTTTGCTTCTATCGATAATGTCAACAGCCATTTATGTTCTCCTTTCATTTCAGTGCGCCCCGGATCAGGGCGTTCATTACATCGTTTTCTCCTGTTTTTTGCTTCCCTCCGCCCACTGGAGCAGTCCAGTCAAAGGAAGTCTTCTTGCGGTCGGCGGTGAGCGCGTCCACGGCCTGCTCAAAGGTGGTCTTGTCGTCCACCATCTTCCCTGCCTTGAAGGCGATGAACTCCGCCTCCTCGCCGGTCAAGCCCTTTTTCAGGACATACAACTCACGCTTCAACTGGTCTCTCTCCGCTTCTGCGGTTGTCAGCTTTCCGGAGAGAGTATCCCTCTCGCCAGTCAGCTTGTCCCAGCGTTCTTTCTCTCCGGCCTGCCCGTCCTTCCAGGTGCGGTAGGCGGTCAGCTCTTCTTCGCTGGGCATACCCTTCATGGCTTTCGCAAGCCGCTTGCCGATCATGGCATCCACTTCCTCCTGCGTGAAGGTCTTCGCAGGGGCGGGCTCCGGCGCAGGGGCCTGGGTAGGATTATTGATAGGTTCGCTCATAGTAGTTACCTCCGTTTATTGTCAGGGCCGTCGCCCTGCGGTTTTACGCCTCTCGGCAAAACAAAAAGAGCCATCAACCACCGAGGAATCCTCGGAAACTGATGGCTCTTGGCTCACAGGCTCTTGGCTCTATGCGATATTTACTTCCATGTCGTGCTTACATGCCTTGCATCGAAACGGCATGTGCTCTACTTTGGTATCCGGTCGAACCGGGAAAAGAGCTTTCCCGCAGTACGGGCAGCAATACCATGTTTTCCCGTTAATTTCTTTTATCACGCGCTGCCCTCCACAACATACCACTTGCACTTCTCGCAGACTTCATTTGCTTTATCTACGTCAAACGGCTCTATTGCAAGCTCCATGTCCATCTCGTCCTCCCGAACTTCTTGGACCTCATAGCACTCTCCATATAGGATTTCTCGCCCAAAAAGAGGGCAAACGCATTTATCATTGTGATTTTTCGCCATATCATTTCCCCTCCAAATAGTCCCGATACTTCTTTCTTAGCTTTTCCGGGACCGCTGTTACAATCTTCCCGTCAACGCTTAAAACTACATAACCGCTATCTGCCAAGAATTTCAATGTATTCCGGTCAGTCTGATACAAAACTAACCTGCTGTTATTTATGATACTCTGCGACGATTCAATCGTCAATGCAGATCTATCCGGTTTCATCGTAAGGTTGTTTGCAAAGTGGTCTGTCACGCCGCTAATCTGCGGCGGGTCAAGCTGCACCTGATATTGTCTGGAAGAGAATTTACCGACAATTTTTATATTCCCTTGATATGATTCCAGCCCGGAAAATTGTTTTATGCTGGTTAGCTCTTCCGGATATTGAACCTGCATTCTTTCTCTTTGTAACGGTAGCCCCGCCGCCTCGCTGAACGCCTTGTATTCCTGATTCAGTCTCCGGATACGGGCAGTCACCGCCTGGTAGTTCTCCGTCAGTCCTGCGGCCTTGTATGCGGTCTGTTCTCGCTTCAGTTTGCGGATAGTTCGCTCGACCTGCCGCTGTTTCTGTGTGGCCTCATAAGCTGTGTAGTGCTTTCCCTCAAAATCCACGTCGTGCCCATCGTCTATGTGAGCAAGTTCTTCGTCGGTATATGTTCGCTCCATCACACAATCCGCAAAGGCAGTCCTGATATGACGGCAGTTTGCACCCTCCAAGCCGTCCACATAGCCAAGCCCGCACACCTCATAAATGCTCGGATACTTGTCCCTGGTCCTTACGGAGTACACCCGGCCCTGCCATGCCTTGTGGTTTTGCCAGCCAACACCCTTGTCCCGAGCCCCGATGTGGGCGGACACTTCAAAATAAGGTGTTTCCAGATACTCTGCACTCTGCTCCGTGTACTTGGCACAGATCTGGGATACGCCTGTCATCACCGCCCTGCGGGCTGCCACGTCGATTTGGTCTCGGTGTCCGCTCTCATAATCCACGATCTTGATACCACTATCCGCAAGCTGTTTGACGGCGCTTTTGATGGCCTGATTGTAAGAGATGGCCCCGCTCGTGATCTGCATTTCAGCGTTATCCAGCGCCCATTGATAGGCCCTGGCCGTGGGAAGCATCGTCCGCCCGTTGTCCACCAGAAAGCCCATAGATCCGGTCATGTTATGGAATGTCTGTTTGGTCTGCTCGTAGATAGCCCATGTGTCCTCGATGCTAACCAGTGTTTCCGGTGCCGTTACACCCGCAATGTCCATAACCTCCTGGTAGTACCGCTGGTTCCGCTCCGCCACGTCGTCCAAGAGTTTTTGCAAGTCCCGCTGGCTGATGTTTGCGGTGCTCTGGATGGCCTTTTCTATGCCCTTTAGGTCAATGCCATGGGAGCGGAGTGCCCGTATATCCTGCACCGTGACCTCGTTCAGCTCGCCGGATAATTTCAGGCGAGAACATATTTCCTCCAGGAGCGTCGCTTCCAGACTGCGGTATAGCTCGGCCAATTCTTCTGGAAGAGAGTCCAGAACTTCGGGAGAGAATGGGTATTTCATTCAATCTCGTTCTCCCCTTCCGTTGTCATGTCCTCCATCTTCGGCAGCATTTTCTTAGCCGTAGCCTCGTCCTCGTTGTACCACTTCATGCGGTACTCCCAGTCGTTCATAATGCCCGCCGCAAGGTCCTGCCGGTCATTATTTCGCTCCGTGGTCTTGTCCTCAATAATGGAATCATCAAAATCAATAGTCACTTTAGCTTCTTCGTCCAAACCGGCGTTCATGGCTGCATTACCGAGCCGAAGAATGATATGACACAGCTCTGTAATGGCCTGTTCCAAAATGATTTCATGCTTCTTGATGGTACGGAACATGGTGCTGTTTTCACTGATGACCTGGGTGGCTGTGGTAATGTTCCCCTGGTCGAAGCGGTAATGGTTTTCTCCAAAGCCACACTTGCTGGACAGTAGATTCAGTTGGTCTTGGATGCCCGTGTTGTGCTCCTGGGTACGTAGTGTCATGTCGATGGGCGTGATGACCGCACCGTCACTTACATCCTCCGGGAGTACATAGTAAGCCAAGTCGTCCGGGTCAAAAAATGGCTCTCCGTCGAGGTCTTTGGTTGCAGACGGCTTGACCATGATGCGCTTTTTTCCAAGGACGAACTCATTGACGTAGCTATCATAGGCCACATCTACGCCTTTGAGAACATCGATGGCGTTTGCATAGACAGAAACCCCCAGCGGAGAATCGTCAAAATTGTTGGCAATATTAGGCCTGTCAATAACAAACTGCCTCTGATCTGATCCGGTATGTACCACAGGAGGGACTGCCTCAAACCCTGGAATGTCGGCCAAAGACAGTTCTGCATCCACATTGTTATTGCGGTAATGATAGATGCGATTCTCAATATCGTATAAGCCATCTACTTTGTGGTGAATTTGGAGGTAACAATAATCCTCACCGTTGACGGTCACGATGCTGTCAAAGGCGCACTCCGTAATGATTCCGTTCTGCCACGCCAGCGGCCATATATGCTCTACTGTCACATAATCCATCACAATTCCGTCAGCGCTACCAGGAACAGGGCCTTCTTCCGTGGCCTTCATTCCCACTACACGGGGAATAAACGCCACCGTCCCGAGCGCGAATGCCTTCTCCTGCATTTCATTTGACTTGACCAGAAAGTTGTTTTCTTTGAGCACATGGTCAACAAATTCCTGTTCCCTCTGGCCCTCAATGGTAATCTCCACCTTCTCGTTCATCAGAAGGTTTGCCCAATCTTCCGGGATCTTCTTGCCCATGTTAAGCGTGAAGCGCTTGCATTTGACCATGCTCGTGCCGTTTCTGACCTTGTACCTGTGGAAGCCCTTCACGTCGCCCACATACCAAGATTTCCACTCCTGTACTTTGCGGTAAAACTCCTCTGGCACGGTGGAGTAACCGAGCTGTTTTAGTTTTTCGGTAATGTTCATGCTATTACCCCAACACCAATTTCCAGAAAAGTAACTTTATTAAGAATGCAAGTACGGCGACAAACACTATCAGCGCAACTATCTTAATCGCATCTTTCCATTCCATCATGCTGTTACTCCCATCCTGCGGAATATTCGTTCCAAAGCGTACCGTGTAGCGTCAATCAGGTGGTTATTCTCATCAGGATAACCGCTGATGATTTCTCCATCCTTATTTCGCTCATACTCATAATTCACAAACTCGTTATATGCGTTTGGTGTCCTCCGGCGGTCAATAACAATCTTCCTCCGCTGGAGCCACTTCATGCCATATTCCACGCTTCCAGGGCCTTTGATTGCTTCCTTGGCCGGAAGCCCCATTGCCCGGTAGTCCGCCGCTGACTTCGGCTCGGCGCTGTCGCAGGTAATGTAAGCATCCTTGTATCCTTTGGATAGGATCAACTTTGCGCTCGCCTCGTTGGTCAGCTTATTTTGGTATATCTCGTCCATTAGGTATATTGTCTCTCTAGCCCGGTCATAGTGGAGTCGGATAAAGGCAAATGGGTCCGGGAACCAGCCCCAGTCCGCACCTTGATAGATACGGTCAAAGGAAGCGAACTCTTCGTCCGTGATTTCCCTCAACTCCAGATTCTCAAATACATTCCCGCCGGTGCCGACAGCTTCGCCCAAGTATTCATGGCGATAGGCCCTCTCGTCCGTGGTCTTCAAGTGTTCAGCTTCTGCTAGGAACTGCGCCCCCAACCACCCCGGTGGGGCTTCCAAGTATGTACTCTTGTGGCACAGCCTGTCTGCTCTTTCCTCCAAGCTATCCTTATTGGCCCAGTTGTCCCGGCTTATGGGTGGATTGTAGCTCTCAAAGTTCCAGAACTTCGACCCGCCGCGCATGGTAGATTGTAAAATGGTTCGAATCTCCGCCCGACCGGAAAACTGATCTTTTTCTTCAAAGTGTGTTACAGCGATATATCCGAACGGAACCTTAATGGACTTTATTTTCATGGGGTCATCAGCGCCCCGGAACATGATTTTCTGCCCAGTTGGCTTATAAATCAGCTCCATAGGTTGAACCTTAGCGTCCCAGTACGCCGCCATACCCAATTCTCCGATTGCCCATAGATATTGTGCATACACGCTGTCCCGGATGGTGTTCGCCACTTTGCGAAGTACCAAGGCGTGGGTGTTTGAATTGGTCAGCAAGATAAGCGGCACCAGCAGGGAAACGCAGGAAGATTTAAGCGAGCCTCGGCCACCAGACAAATCATAGTGTGTGTGTCCGTGTTGGAATACGTCACGAGCCAGTAGGTGGAATGCAGGTCCAAGGACGGACGATAAACGAATCTCAGACATCTATGACCACCTTAACCTCCGTATCTCCATCTCCGTTCGCCTTTCCATCGAACGCTCCCACATGTTTCCCTAACAGTTCAAGTGCTTTTATTTTGCTGGAGTATTTCAAATCACTGTCCTGTGCGTCTGATGCGGGGCAATCAGCTATCTCTTTGAGCTTTCTTAACACATAATCCTGTGTAATCTCTGTTCTCTCGATTCTAGCTGTTTTCCCTGCTTGTATTGCCTCAGAAACTCTAGTTTTGCCTAGTAACTGGCTCCCTATCTTATCCGCGTTTTTTGCGCTATATCCGGCCCGGATTGCCGCCTGCGTTGCGTTTAAATCTACCAAATATTCCGCAACAAACCGTTGCTGCTTATCCGTGAGCCGTGCAGGCACAAATCACCACCTCGTCTTACCTTTTTCTTCTTTTCTTCTGCGCCTCTGATATGAATCCTGTTCTTTCTTCTTCTCTAACCATCCGGTCAAGAGTGCCAAAAGAAAACGTACCTCTTGAATCGATAAGCGTTTTCGCATTGGCTTGGTTCTGGAAAACATAAGTAATTTCTCGGCGAACAGTTTCAACAGATTTCACTGAAATACCTGTATCCATTCTCCCGCCGTCAGTGAATACTTTCCTTGCGTTTCGTTCAATCGTATCCAAGTTTGTATATGCCTGGTTCCTAATATCTGTTGCCCACGCTATCTGCTTTTCGCTGCCGACAAGTTTGGGGAATGATGCAATCTTCCCTCTGTCGCCTCCAGCGCTACCTCTTCCGCCCATTCTTTCGCCTCCCGACAACGTCCTCATAGTGAGGTTTTATTCGTACCACATTCCAGTCAAACTCTTCCGGGCATTGCCCATACCATAGAATTTCAGATGGTTTCAGCACCTCAATAGCCCGCCTACACCCAACGGCGAAGGCTTCTTGCGTTTCTGGCCTCGCCTGTGTCCCGACACTGGAAATACTAATGATTGCATTGCGTGGTTCTCCGTCAAAGCACCAGTCAAAACTATCCGGTGTGCTCCAACAGATTGTTGGTATCACACGGATACCGTGCATCTGCCAATATGCGCCCATCCAGTGCTTTCGGTAGTGGTTATAAATGCGCATGGCAACTGGCATATCGGTATACTGCGAGAAATCCGGTGTACATACTGCCCCAAAAGCAGATAGCAACGAGATGTAGTCATCTGGCCGGTTCCAAAGTCTGTTGAACTGGTAATCATCCAAATAAAAGTGGATGCCTTTACTTTTCCGGTTTTTGGCTGTCTTGGCGTAATTGAACGGTATCCATTCCAGATGCCGGATATCGATATGTTCTGACTGAATCTCCGGGATACCGTATGGTGGAATCCCCGCAAATACAGTCTTGTCTAAATTTTCAAAATTTAGCATAACGGGCTCACCACCTCTCGCCCAAGTAGAGTCTAAATCACGCCAAACACCCACTCCCTTTGAGGGCCAATATATTAACCCCGTAGGGGTTATATATATGGCCCTCAAAGGAGTACACCATCGCCGCCTACTGTCGAGCTCTGGCTCGGATACGGCCAGCCGTCACAGCCTATTAAGCGATACACCCGTGTGGGTTGATTATAGCTCCATGTTCGGATATACTTTTTCCCACACTCTCATGTGATAAGTATTGACTTCGCCATAATTGGCGTCGAAAATCTTTCTTACTTCATAACCCATATTTGAGCTTTCGCTCTTTAGTTTCCTCCAGTCAAACTTCTTGTGTGATACTCCGTTCAGATTTGCTACACGCTTAATGGAGTACCACTCCTTGCTCCTATCCAGCTCAGTCTCCAGTGCCTTTCTCTTATCCTGTTCGTCTCTCAGCGCAGTAAGCAGTTTGATGCCAAACTCCGGAGAGTTTATCATCTTGTCGATCGTGTCCAAGGTCATGTAAGCTCCGTGCTTGCGAATGCTGGGTAATACCTCACTCGTCACCCAACGCTTGAACTTCTTTGCCCCCGGTAGTTTACTGGACAGCACCAGAGAGTACAGGCCGCTCTCGTTGATGATATACATTTCTCGGCTCTGACCTGAGTCGGCGAAACGCCGGGTCAGCTTATCCTCCGGGTCAACATGCCTCTTTAGTGCGTCGGACGTGTCGCTGTACCCCAGCGCCTGAGCCACGTCTTTACCCACCAGCCAGGGCTCTCCGCCTACTTCAACCGTCCGGATCGCCCCAAATTCAGGGTTTTCAAAGAGCTTCATTTCGTTCATGTGAGAGGTCTCCTTTCGATTTGATTGGAGAGGCGGCGGGGGAATATCCCGCCATGCGTTTCCTCTCATTGGTGCCTCCCCCGTCTCCTGCAACTGCGGGGCGGCAAATATTTTTCAAAATATGTATTGACAATATCATATTTTATGATATAATTAAGTCATAAAAAGTAAAAGGAACAATATAGGAGGTAATCATGAAACACTATGAATATTGCGTTTGCAAAGACGGCTGGATGATGGGTGCTTATATGGACGACAAGAAGGGCGCTGAGGATTGTGCCGCTCGTTATGCCTCTCAGTATCCTGACAGCAAGGTTGAGATCAAGGTCAATGTTTATGACGAAATGGAATACCGTTATTTCAAGGAGGTCGGTTGCTGATGACAAACAGAGAAGCATACGTGTTTGGCTGGGTGTTCGGTCGGCTCAACGCGGCGGCATATCCGCAGGAGATCGGAGGGGATCTCACCCTTTCCGCTCAGCGTCCGTATACAGCACTCGCCAGAGTCATTTCCGACGCTCACCGGCTTGGCCTCCTTAAAGGGGATCTCGACCGGCAGGTTGCCGAGGCGCTTTGCGAGATCACCAGCATTGACCCGCCCGTGGAGGGAGGGTCTGAAAAGTTCCAGCCCCTTGAAATGCAGGGGGCTTGGCAGTTAGGCTATTTTGCCGGTAAAGGCAAGCGCCCGCTTGCGTCTGTCGAGTTTGATATTGCGGCTGCCAGGAAGTCCAAAGGCTTGACTCAAGCCCAGCTTGCGGATGCGATGGACGTTAACCAGGCCGTGATATCCCGCTGGGAGAGCGGCAAGGTCAGCCCCAATGCCTGGAATTTGGACAAGCTGAAAGAAATTCTGAGCTAATCCTGCCGCCCCTCCGGGGGCGGCTTTTTTGCCCTCTCCAGCTCGTGCGCTTTTGGGGGCATAGATACCCCTTTCTGGGTATGTTGCGGGTTTGGTCAGGCTTGCCGCGGGCCTGTATGTAATCCGCTGTGCGGGTCACATCACAACTTGTTTCTGCGCTTCCTTAATGCGCTGCTTAGCCGTCTCAAAATATCCGGGGTCTAACTCCATGCCGATGAATTTTCGGCCCGTGTTGACACAGGCAACGCCAGTGCTACCACTGCCCATTGTAAAATCCAAAACCACGTTGCCGGGATTGCTATATGTACTGACCAAATCTTCCAACAATGCGACTGGCTTTTGAGTGGGGTGAAATCGTTCGATTTCCTTTTTGTATGAGAACACATTGGGCTTAGATTTTTGGCCGTCCCGCAAATTAAATACCGACGGATATTTTTCATTCATTTTCAAATAATACTCTTTGCGTTTTGATTTGGTTTTTGCAACCCATTCGTCATTTTCGCTTTTTATTTCTTCATAGTCACGCTGAAAAAAACCGGTACTTTGCAACTTCTTATAGTTTTCTCTTGTGGGAATGCAAAACTGAAATCCGTCAGTACAATAATGTGAGTACATTTGGTTGCCAAGAAGTTCTTTGCACTTTTTTGACGAGATGTTGGCCCTTTGGAATTCTTGCCTGAACCAATTCCTTAACGGATTTGTATTTTCAAAGTCATAGAAAGCAAACCCGCTGTTTTTTGAGAAAATAAGAATGTCCTCAAAATAGCTTACAAGATTTTTCTTGCATCCAAGAACATTTCCGGCATTATTTTTTAGCCATATGCCACGATATGAAAACGGCATAGATTTTGGCGCAGAACAAATGAGTTGTGTTGTATATGGGTCAATCGAAAACAATACACATTTTCCGTTTGGCCGCAAAACCCTATTGCATGCACCCAAAATTAAATCGGCGCTGAGCGGTATGTCCCAAGTGATTTTTTTGTCCGTCCACCCCTTCAAATCGTGAGTGCTTTTCTCTATTACTCCATACGGTGGGTCGGTCAGCACCATATCCACACTGCAGTCTGGAATGTCTTTCAACAGTTCCAAGCAGTCGCCCTGCATCAAATTCATACTTCTTCACCTTTTCTTTTTTGGTGCCACCGCCCGCCTCCATGACAGGCGGGCGTCGTTACCCTTCTCCGGGGCCGTCAGACGCTCTAGGCTACCCGGTATAGTGTCTTTCCACCGTCATTCGCCGCCAGAGGGGTGCGACCCCTCATGCCCCGAATAGTGGGGTGGTGTTCGACCGGCGGCATATTGCACACAGAGGGGGTGGCGGCAGATGCACCGACGCCACCCCATCCGTGTGAAGGAGGAAGGGGAATGAAAGAGAATGGGAGCGCAGGGGTATACGCTCCCACACTCCCATTTTAAAGTAAGATTCTTTCTTTGCTGTCCAAAAAAGGACAATTTAAAAAATTTTACCTGAAATTTGTTCGCCCTGTTAAGTAGTCCAAACTTACCTCATAGTAGTCGGCCAATGCAATCAAGGCTGTCATATTAGGACGCGCCTCCCCACGCTCATACTTTCTTACCGCACCACTCGGTAGCCCGCATAACTCCGAAACCGTCACCATGCTTTTGACTGGTCTTTTCTCTTCTCTTAACCTTCTCAGCCTCTCCGGGAACTCGTTCACGGGCTATCCCTCCTTCGGCGGGTCTGGGAGGGGCATCCAGTGGGTGACTTTATTTTTGATTTCCCCAAATTCCCCAAACCACGATCTCATTTCGCAACTCCAATCTGCACAAACCGTCCATTTTGCATCGTTTCTATCTCTGACGCACGCGATATATTTTGCTGAACTTGTCGGCAGTCTCTCCTTGACGCTGATCCACTCACTCACACTGTCCGCCCTCCCCGTCGTGGATGGAGCCACAAATCTCGTCCAGTTTGACGGATTCGCCGGGACAGAGGGAGGGGAACAGCGCCGTATCTAACGTTGCAATAACAAATTTGTTGTTAAACACCTTAATGTAAGGGTCACATTCATTGAGGCTGTCTGCCTCTGGGTATAGCAGTCTGATAGCCTTTGCCCTCTCCACCTCCTGCTCCGTCCAGCGGGGCTTGCGGGCGATGTTTTCTGGATGATTTATGAGATTGTTAAGACATTCCACAGTGGAGAATCCCCAGCAGTCATTTGATATTTCAATCTGGAATGTCCCATATTTATTGATACGAAATCGCCCTAACGTGTTCCCTCTAATTTCAAACTTTTCTTCTGGTTCAACCCCAAGCACCTCGCAAATTCTCGGCTTGTCCATGTTGGCCTCCTCCTTGATTTTCAGGTACTTTTCGATGGCTTCGTCCAGGTTGTCCTCCTTTCGCTGGCCGTAGGAGCAGAAATCATCCGGCTTGACCGGGTACTCCATATCGTGCTTGCCCATCCGGTAGCACAGTCGCATGAGCTGGTTGTGCCGTTTTGTACGTAACTCTCGGTAAAACTTGCACTCCCGGCACCTGACCACAGGCACGGCGTCGATGGTGGGTAGGCTATCAAACATACGCTTCATGACGGCTCCAGTCACCCCATCACCACCAAAGCACTCTCGTGCATTATCCGCATCAACTAGTCTCATGCTCGGCCTCCCACTGTTTCTTCATGTCTTCGTATAACTCTTCCATCTTTCGATTCCATCCCTTAAGCTTCCACAGGACAAGCAGGCCAAGCGCTATCCACTCAACAGCAGCTATGATCGTCAGAATATCAGCCATCCTGCTCCCTCCGCAGTGCGTCCTCGGCGTCCTTTGGGGTATCCCCAAATACACACCCGTTGTCCATATCCTGTAAAACATTGATGGCGCTTGCATAATGGGCTTTTGCCGGTTTGGGGAAGCGCGCACTGCACATATACACCCATCTCGGAGGCTTGAATGGCAGCACCACGCACAGCCCCTCATTGTCCGCCTGGACCAGTTCGCGGAGGCGTTCAGGTGTTATACCAAGGGCTTGTCCGGCCAGCTTTAAAACACCATCCTCATTAAATGCCCGCTTTAGGTCCTCCGGCTCCAGACCAGTGTCCTCGTAGGCGGC